GAATGCCAGATTTTGTAAATCTCATTATAATAGAGTGGCATTTTAACAAAAAAATTAATTTACCAAAATGGATTAATGATTATAATATATTATACACTCGTGAGTGCAATGGGACTAAAGAGATGATCCTTCAAAATGTTTTATAATTTAAGACAAAAGCAAAAGTTTGAACTTCAGATTGAACTTTCAGATTTTTGTAATTCAAGATGTCCTGCATGTTCTAGATTTAGGGATACCCGAGATGGTCTTATTCCACCAAAATCGGTGGATAGACATCAGGTATCCTTTTTTGATTTTAAAAACTGGTTTAGTCCATCTTTTTTAAAGGAAAGAGTTTTTCTTATAAGAATTAATGGATCTTATGGTGATTCTTCTTTATGTAAAGATATTCATAAGATTATAGAATATATTGGAGAATGTAATCCAAATATTGAACTTAGTATGAGCACTAATGGTGGTACTCATTATCCAGGATGGTGGGAAGAACTGGGTAAAGTATTTTCTAAAATACCAAATTCAAAATTAACTTTTGCTATCGATGGACTTCAAGATACACTAAGTCTTTATAGAGTTGGTGTAGATTATAAAACTGTAATATCAAATGCAAAAGCATTCATTCGTGGTGGAGGAACTGCTGAATGGAGAATGCTTGTATTCAAGCATAATGAGGATCAAATAGAAAAATGTAAATCACTGTCTAAAATCTATGGATTTAAATATTTTTGCCATAGACCAACTGCAGGATTCATTGATAGTAATAATACTCTACAGTATACTTGGGAAGGAAAGCATGTAGTTCTTGAACCAGGATCCAACAGTAAAAATGTAATGAAGTTGGGATCACCATTAACACCAACTGATGTTAGATGTGCTGCTGTTGATGATGGTAAAGGTGGTTTTGTAAACGAAATGATCATTGACAGTAGAGGTGTTGTTCATCCATGTTGTTATTTTTCGCATGAATGTAGAAGAGTATATAAAGAATTCTATGAAACTGGAGATCCAAATTCAAAACCTAAAAAAGATGAATATCACAGAAGAACTAACATGTACTATAATTCAGTCGCTAACTTGATTGAAGATCAGGGTGGAATAAAATCAATATCTTTATATCATTCTACTTGGGACGAAATTATGAATTCTCCTTTTTATAGAGAACGTCTTGAAAGATCTTGGAAAATGCGTGAACATAATGGTGATTTATCAATGTGTGGATATATGTGTTCTAAGGAAAAGGAAGTTCACGAAGGATATCATGAGACTGGAACTGGAGGCGTTATGCATCCATTTATAGATTAAGTTTATGGATGAAAAAATTTCTAACTACGTTTTGAAGATTGATAATTTTCTTAGTAAAGAAATTTGTTTAAATTTAATCGATAATTTAAATACTAAACTATTTTATAGACATCATTACAATAATAATCTTACGGGACAAAATACAGATAATAGTATTAATGAATTAGATATACTTAAAGATAATACTATTTCTAGAGTAATTGATACTAAAATTCCATATGCTCTAAAACGGTATGACATGAAAATTAATGTTAACTATGTGAAATTTAGTGATAGGACAAAAGAATATTGGACTACTCCTCGGTTTAATCGATATAGTGTGGGGCATAGAATGGATCAGCATGTAGACCATATTCATACAATATTTGATGGAAATAGAAAAGGGATACCAATTTTGACCCTGTTAGGATTTTTGAATGATGATTATGATGGGGGAGATTTATATCTTTGCAATCAAAAAATTAATACAAAAACAGGAGATATTTTAATTTTTCCTTCAAATTTTTTATATCCCCATCGTGTTGAACCAGTAATTATGGGTATTAGATATTCTTGGGTATCTTGGGTTTGGTAATAAATATTAGAAATAGTATTTTTTTATGCGTCCACAATCTGCTAAAGCGAAAGGCAGAAGATTGCAACAATGGGTTCGTGATCAACTGATTGAGCATCTTGAAGTGCATCCTGAAGACATTGAAAGTCGTAGTATGGGAGCAGGTGGCGAAGATCTTATCATGGCAAGGGATGCTAGGCAAAAGTTTCCATTTTCAATAGAATGCAAGAACCAAGAGAAACTAAATATTTGGGACGCATACGAACAGGCTTGTTCTAATTGTAAAGACTATGAACCTATAGTTTTTATCAAAAAGAACGGTAAAAAACCTTTAGTTGTATTGGATGCGGAATATTTTATCAAAACCAGGAGTATAAAATGAGTTCAAAATTAATTAATTTTTTCAAATTTTATGATGAGCAAAATCCTAACCACGTTGCTGCGGTTGGATTATTTGCTGAAGCACTTCCAGCAGAGTTGAAAGCGCAAAATGCTGCTTGGGTTTCAAAATATCGTGGTGGTAATGCTGCTGGCGGTGCAGTAGATCTTCATAAGTTCTTCCAGTTTTTCTCTGAGAAGAATGCTAACCATGTTGCTGGACTTGAATTACTTGAGCAAGTAGCACCTAAAGAATTACTAGTTGATGATGGCGCTGGCGCAAATAAAGATGCAGCATGGATTGAAAAGTTTAGAACTAAGCCACCAACTCCAGCAGTTCTAGCAGTACCTTATTTCAATCAGGTTGATAATTACAGAGATGCACATAGAACTTGTAACAGTTCAGCGTGCGCTATGTGCCTTGCTTTCCTCAAGCCAGGAAGTATTACGGGCGATGATGAGTATGTTAAGAAAGTATTTGCGATTGGCGATACTACAGATCATGCGGTACAAACAAAGGTACTTGCAGGTTATGGAGTTAAGTCACACTTTAGTTACAATCTTTCTTTTGCTGATATTGATAAAAGTCTTGCTGCTGGGAAACCTGTCGTTATTGGCATCCTTCATCGCGGTTCTTTATCTGCACCTACTGGTGGGCACATGTGTGTTGTAATTGGCAAGAAAGGCGATGGATATGTGATCAACGATCCTTATGGTTCATGTAATGATGGTTATCAAGGACCAGTAACGAACGGTAAAGGCACTGTCTATAGTAAGGCAATGCTCAAAGCACGTTGGTGTCCAGGTGGTAATGATGGATGGGGTCGTATTTTCGATTGAGAAAAACTTTAACCTAACTCACATCTAAAATGGAAGAAACAAAAAAAGACAAATGTATGGCTACTATTATTCGTGTTGCTATTTTGAGTTGGTCTGCTGCTCTCCTAACAGCTAGCTATGCAGGTATGCTATCTAAGATGGATCCTACCTTTATTGCTACAGTCTTTACAGCATCCGCTGCCACATTTGGTATCAATACTATGAAAAAAAGTGGAGAAGATGAAGAGAAGAAGAAGTAATTACTTCTCGTGAAATTCTTTATACTGCCTTTGTTTATCTTTTTTCTGTTCTTTCTTGAGTGACTTATTGATTTTTTTCAGAGAAGCACTCTTTTCAAAAGCAAAATATACTTGAAGTTCATAAGGGGTAAGATCTTTTTTCAAAAGTTTCTTACCCCTTACTAGTATCTGCTGCACGATAGGTTTCATTTTACCTACCATCCATTCCACCAAGGATTTGCCAACAAGAGCTGCAGCAACAGAAGCAGTAGCAGTGGTGCCAGCAAGTATAACCTGTTCTTTTGGAGGAACTGGAACTTCCCCGACGATTGGTACTTCAATGACGGGCACTCCTAGATTAGTTTTGGGGGCATCATCGGAAATAATCCGATTATCCTGTATATTTTGAACAGGAATTTGTGGTAGTATAGGTTTACTATCTGGTAATACTCTAGTCTTTTCTTCCTGTTGCTGCTGTTGCTCTTTTTGTTTTTCTGCATTTACAGCAGCATCAAACTCTTCCTGTGTTGGTACATTGATTACAGGATATTTGATTGATGGATCTGGCATACGAAAGACAGGTAATGCCAAACCGCGACTAACTGGGGGTGGTGTTTGTTGTATTACTGGTGCATCTATTGTAGGAATTACACTTGGACCTTGAACACCAATATTATCAATTTTGTTTATTGGCACTTGGATACCTCACAACTACATCAGCACAGATCTTATAGTATGGACTGTCTGGATGAAATGTAATACCAGACTTGATTGCTTCACCACATTTCAATAACCTGACTAATTCAAAGTCAAGTCTTGCTTTATCTGCTTCAGCTTGTTGTCTAGCAATCTCAACCTTTGCCCTTGTCTTACAGATTTCTTGTAGTGATCCATCAAGAGGAAAATTAAAACCAAAACTCATACCAGCGTTACCATTATGAGTTTGATATGTTGTGGGATCATTATTACCACTTAGATTTCCTAATACAAATGGAGAAACACTTATTGTTGGTCCTTGACAACTAACTCCTGATCCGTAGGTGTTAACTGCGAACGGACCTTGTAAGACTTGGACAGCTTGGTTAGTAACATTACCTGTAGCGGAAGCACTAGGACCAGCGATATTAGTATTAGAAGGAGCAGATTGAGCGTAAACCGTGCCATAAAAAAGAAATGCTATTGAGTAAAGACTGATATAGAATTTGTTGTAGATTTTTGTTCTGTAGTTCGATCTATCCATGTTTCTTTTGCCACTCCAGGTCCAAGATGAGTTTCACTGAACTGGAATGGAGCACCTTGTGTCATAATAGTATAGGTTGCTCCTTGATGAGGAGTGGCAGGGATA